CACGAGCTAGTTTCTGTACTCATAGAGAATTTGGTTCATTTGGTCACTTGTAGCATTCTTTTCTTCATTTTCTGTTAAACCATATTTTTTAATAAACTGTTTTTCCTGCCAATTTCGTAGCCCAGCCTTATTTTCATATGTGCTTGGCATATCAATTGGCTTCTCTCCATCATTGGCTGTTAACCACGGAGCCCATTTCGGATCATTAGGGTCAAAGCCTTCCTGCAAAGTTGCCATAAGATTCACCTTGGAGTTTCCCCTGGGCTTTACCGTAATTTTGTCTGCAATCACCACAGGCAACTTCCCCGGCCGCTTGACATAGGGTACCTCCGCCGACTGTACAGCACATGCTCGATGCTCGATCAGTTTTAAGCCCACCTCGTAGACCCCCGCATAGGATTCGGTCTTGGTGTAGCTCTCCAACAGCACCGGCAGTGAAATCTGACTATGCTCCGACACAATGATCAGCCGCATAGGATCACGCTCCTCCAATAGCCGCTCAAAATAGTCAAAGAGGTTCTTTGCGGGGCTCCAGCCTGAGGCGTTTTGGGAGTTTTGCTCGCTGAGCTCGCAGCTTAAGCCAAATCGGCGCAGCTCACGGTCCCCGCCCAGCACGAAGTTTCCCTGCCCCAGACCGTTGTGAATGCCCAGAGCCCTGTTCGCATTCTCCTCCACCTCGCTTACACCATAGATGGTGGCGTCTCCTAAATAAACATCATATCTCATTTACCCTTCATACACCCCCTGTGCCGAAACTGCAACAGATTCACCCAGCATATGTGTAAGTTCATCAAAAACTAGACCTAAATCAGCAGTTTCATGAACTTGCATATTTTGCACCGTAAGCTGGGGTGCCAGTGTGGCAGTGGAGTACATTGCAAAGAACCTCGCCCCTGCAATATCAAGCATATACTTTAGGTTCTCTTTTTCGATGTCCACATCTCCCGTTACCTTTATAGGATCGGAGTTTGCAATGTTGACGTCTATCCCCGCAGTGCCTATCTTGTCATCCAGGACTGGGGTATTATACTTCTTATCCATCCCCGCCGTACCAAGCTTGTCATCCAGA